CGGGGAACTCGCCGTCCCAGTCGGACTCGTGGGTTCCATCTGGAGCGTACCAGCCGCCTTCGTCGCAAGCCCAGCCTGCCTCTGTACGCGCATTCCAAACCGTTTCCTCCCAAGCCATAGCGGCATCGACTGAGTTTGCGATTGAGCCGTAACGCTCAAACTCTTCTGCTTTTTTGAGGTTGTAGTCCTGAACCTCAGCTTGCATGTGTGCAGGAGCGGTCTTCATTTTGATGTAGTCAAGTGGGTGAGTTGACATTGTTTTAGGCAAGTGGATCGTAGAAAGGGTCAAGTTCAAATTCAGCGATAAGTCTGTTTAAGTACCACTGAGCTTTACGTAGGTCTTCAGCACCACCTTTTTGGCGGTAGCGCCACAGGTACTTTATGTTGTTGCCGCGCAAATAACCAAGAAATTCATCCTGTGTCATCTGCGCTTTGATGGCATCGATGCATTCAATACCACCACTTTGGTAGTGGCCTGGATTGATTGCGTCACTCATCGTCCGAGAAGATGGGGGGAATTGCGTACCAGTCGTTCTTTGGGATCCAAGCGAGCATACGCTCGATCTCTTCACCGGTTGGAGCGTTGGCGTGGCTGATCGGTTCGTACCAGAGTAGTACCGCTTTACAGAGAGCGGAACCAAACTGTGGCGGCTCCGTAGCAGTTGCTGGAGCAACCTGTACGGCATCTTCAACGATGGCGTGAATCTCTAGGAGATCGGAATCGCGCTTGTAGCTGTAGGAGACAAGCTTAGGCATGGGTGGCGCCTGAACTACCTCAGTAATGTAGCAGCCTAGTCAAGGTAACTGGAGATCACCGGAAACATTTCGTGTTCGTACTCGCTCTGGATGCTGGCGTCGATCCCGCCATTTAGCGCGGTCTCGATGTCTTCCTCCAAGCGGCAGAACTCTTCTGGATCGTCCTCATATACCCCTTCAAAGACCCGGAACACCCCTCCGTCGGGGCTGTAAGCCGTGAAGCGCACCAGGGCAAGGAAGCTCTGGGGGCGCTTTAGCTCGTAGTAGGTGATGGTGGTCTTTCCGTCCACGGGTCCACCCGGCCTACCACCAGTGTGACCCGTCTTGACGAAGCGAAGCATAATGTAATAGTTCGCCGGAGGCGTGATGGACACAAAACGGGAGTTCATCTACGAGCGGTTCAAGCGAGACATCCAGGGCATGGACAACCTGAAAGACGTTCAGGAGACCGCCTGTAAGTTCTTGCGCCTGTACTTGGCCCAGCAAGACATCGTGGACGAGCTGATCAACAAGGGGTGGCTGCCCAAGGGAACAGCCACCGGCATTGATTAGCCCCGTGGAGCGCGAGAGGCATAAGCAGTCTTTCGCTCCCGAATCAAGCGCCCCGTCTCGTTGAAGCACTCACGCCTCACCTCGTAAGGAATGGCGTTGATCATCTGGTTGATACGGAACTGCAGGAACTGATCGTCATCATCAGCCTGCATATCGGTGAGGTGTGCGGACTGGACGGCATTGCTCAGCCCGCTAACGATCCAGTGGCGGAAGGTAGGCGAACCAAGCAAGTCAGCCAGCTGGATCTTCTCGGAGGCGTCGAGAACCTTGTCAGGGATTGAAACAGGAGCCTGGAACGTCATTACTTAATCCTTTTTAAGTTGTGCCTTTTGGCCCGTCTACTGTAGCAGCGCGTTCCAAATCGCGAAGACGTATATCGCGCCAGAACTCGTACCACCACTTACTAGGCCCCAGTTCCCCCGGCTCGTAGTCCGAGGGAATTGCTTTTGAGTTTTTACCCCTGTACTGGAGGTCCGGGTTAAGCGGATTCACACGTCCCACTGGTTCCAGGCGTTAGTGCTCAGCGTGTCGAGTTCCTCCCTGGTGCGCTCAGACTCTGCCTCGCGCGCGGGGGGATATTCCCCAGATTGTCCCACCGAGCCACTTTCCGCTCCACCACTGGCTTCTGGGGTGGGACAACTAGGTGGGACAGGTGCCGTTTCAGGGGTGTTGTCCCACTTAACCTCGCTGGTGGGACAGGTTTGTGATTTTGGGGGGTTGTCCCACCCCTTGTCCCAGGTCAGATCCGTTCCAGGGGAAGGGTTGTTGTCAGATGGGACAGGTTTCGTACCCTCTCCCCGCGCGCGAGAGAGAACTGCTTGATAACTCTTCTCTCTCTTTGCCCCTGGAGCGGTAACAGCTGAAATAAGCCCCCTCTTCTCCAACCGCTGGAGCGACTTCCTAATGCCTTCCACGTTCCCTCCGACAAGCGAATCGACATTCAGCTCACTTCTGGTGATGGTGCGTGGGTAGATGGTGCGGATTTTCATCAACACACGATCGATGATTGCGTCGGGCGTGGTCTTGGTCTCGTCGATCTCTGGAGTGGCGTCGCTGATGCTGAAGGTCAGGTCGCTCTCCATACGCATCGCCAGAGACGTCCCAGAGCGCCCTGAACGGCTCTTCTCCACCGTGATGAAGCGTGTGTGCCTTGTTGAGGGCTCTTGCTCCATCTGCTCCTTGCTGGGGCGTTTCAGAGCCCACGTCTCATCAACGGCGTCACGGATGGCCGAGGTGCCCCTAAACCCACCCTGCTTGTTGGCGTGGTGAATGATCATCACGGTGGTGGCAGGGAAAGCCGAGCCGTTGTAGTTGGACAGCCAATACAAGGGGGAAGCAAACTCCGATTTGTTCTCGTCAAAGGCCGCACCACCGCTGCAGCCGATGAGGGAGTCAATCAGCACCAGAGCGGGCTTGATTTCATCCATCAGCTCACAGAACCTGTTCATGTACTTGAGGTGCCAGTTGGGCTGTATATGCACTGGAGCGTCAGCAGGCATACCGACCTCCTGCAGCTGCTCCTGGATCTGCGGCAAGGATTGATCGCCATTCAGGATCAGCACAGGCCCTTTTTTGACAGGCATGAGGCGCCCCCGGACAACAAAAGGCGTCCCTGTGGCGACGTGCTTTGCGATGGTCCAAGCAGACATCGACTTACCCTCACCCCCTGGTCCGTAAAGCAGAACGACAGAAGGTGACGGCAACACATCGGGAATGATGTAGCCGCGATTGAAATCCCGCTCCAAGAGTTCTCCGACTGTCATTCGATCAATTCTTCGTTCGTAGGTGAGTTGATCCAGCAGAAGCTTTTCAATGGCAGCGCGATCCATGTACTCGGCGGCACGAGCCAGCTGGCTCATCCTGTGGTTCGCCTCCGACGGGTTGTCGAGGGTCTGGATGCGTTTTGCTTCGTCGATGATCTGCTGATGGCTCAAACCACGCGCAGGAGGCAAAGCAGCTTCGGCTGCCTCGACAATCGCTTTGCTGGAGGCGGAGAACCTTGCCCGCTTGGGGTCCACCCGATCAGCCAGCCAGATGAGGGTGCCAAGGCTGATACCGCCAGCCTTAAACGACTCCCACCGCCCCTGGCACGGGTTGCCTTTCTTCCACTCGTCAGCAAACTCAGGATCTTTAGCCGACCACGCCGACCACAACGTCAAACCCAAGTCACCAGGGAGGACACTGTGGATCGCCATGCCGATCTTCACCCACTCCTCGTTGGAGCCAACACCCTTGTGCGGAATGACGTTGAGGCACTCCTGAACGATTTCAGCAATCTCGTCCTCAGTGCGGTCTGAGACGTCCAGTGCTCTGCGGTTGCTGATGAAGCCCTTACCTTCCTTGGCCTTAGCCGCCTTCATCTCAGCGATGAGAAAATCCGGCGCGGTAGGGATGTTGTCTGGATCGCCTACAAAGCCGTAGGAGCCTTCAGGGGCCTTGCCATCAAGGCTTCCTGGGTAAGCGCCATATATGAGGCCCTGACGGAGGCCCTGGCCGCCCCACAGCACCTCGTAGGAGTTGCCTGTCTCCTCTGACAGCCCAAAGCCGTCTACATCGGTCCACAGGGCCTCTGGAACGCGGAAGATGTACTTCGCAGCATTCTTCTTAGTCGAGGTGATGACAGGAGCACCCTGGAGCGCATCACCCCATTTCTTCTTGAGTGCGGAGAGGTTGCGGTCAACGTCGAGGATGACGTAGCCGTTACCGCGAACACCAGTCCAAAGACCTACAGCGGTGAGGGTTTTCGGGCTCTTCTCAATCAGCAGAGCAGCATCGTGCTTGTTGAGGTTGCGATCGAGGGCGTCTTCGTGGGGATTCTTGCCTTTTGCAGAGGCACCGGAGCGCATAACCGCTCCTTTGCGGTAGATGGGAGCAAGAACCATGTCGTCCGCAAGCTGGCGAACGAAGTCAATAAGCGTGAGACTCATTTTGCTACACTAAAGCGGGGTTTAGCCGATTTACGGCGACAACAAAGTAGGCGCATTCAAGTGATGCGTCTACTTTTTTTATTCTAGG